AGTAGCCGAGGATCCGGTGGTAAAGCAATGCCGGTGTTGTTGGTGGGATCGAGCGCCTCGCGCATCCGCCACCAAAGTTCCGAGCGTTGATTCTTGAAATGCAAGCGCCCCGACTTATCCAAGCCGGTGGCTTTTTCGGAAACGTTCACGCCGATCACTTGTTGGTTAGTGTCTTTCAAGAAATCATAGGGCGACGCGCCCACGCCGATCACGTCAATGTGGATCGGGGATTGATCGCGGTTAGCGGCAATCACCAAACCCGCCACGGTGGGGCCGTCCGGTGTTGCGGTGCCTGGATAGACTAGTGGCACGTCAAACCACATGCCATGCCTTCGAGCCAGGATCGTGCTATCGCGGCCACCGCGTGCCACGTCCACCCCGTGCGAGTCCATCGGTTCAAGTTTGGCAGGTCGCACCCAACGCGCTTGGGCTTCTTCCACCCATGCTGTCGGGATCACTTGCCAAGGATCGTCTTCTATTCCAGCCATGAAATCCCCGTAAAGCATCTGTGAGCGTAAAGGTTCCGGCAACGCTTGCAGCGTGGACATATAGCCGGTGTTCATCAAGTAAGGGTTATCCGATATGCGCGACGGAATAAACGTGCGTGACATCGGTTTGATCGTATCGTTGCCGTGAGCAAAAGGCGTACTGTCCGCACATTCGATCTCTTTACCATCGACCATCGCAAAGTAGCGCAGCTCACCAGGTTGTGCGGGGTTGGGATGCTTGGGATCTAGCCACGGCGCAAAGAACGTGATGATCCAACGGCCCTCTGCCGTGGTCGGCGGGTTAAACGTCAGTAGCGCCTGGCATTTTTGATTGGCATCAACCGAGCGCAACCACCCGAGCAACGCGCGTACTTGCGATTCCAAGAAGTTGGCCGCTTCGTCGAAGATCAAGAGGTCATGCGGTCGGCCTTGGTATTTGTTCCAGTCATCCACGTTGGGCGTAGAGCCAAACTCAATTTGCTTACCTGGCAGCCTCCAGATTCGTTCTGCGCCGTTAAATCCATCGCGGCTGCCCAGTAGCTCAGTAAATCGATCAACGATACCGGTGAGCTGCGTGGCTTCGCGGCGTAGCACCAATGTCTTTTGGTGGCGTGTTAAAGCCTTACCACAAGCCAAATCGGTTTTACCCCCACCGGCAGCACCACCATAGCCGATGATGTCCGCAGTGGATTCGTACGCGACGGTTTGCGGGCCGCGTAGTGGTCGCCAAAGCGTTTTGTCACTGGCAATCAGTTGATCGAGTTCTGCGAGTTCTGCCGGTGTGAGGTATTTGAGAAGGACTGGATCAAACGAGGTCGCTTGCATCGGCATCACGTCTGGTCTGGGCGTGGGCAAGAATCGCCGCCACTTTGGCCGCGCGCTCGGTGTCGTCGATCTGGACAGGGCCACCATCTGCACCGGTTAATTCTGTATGTATCCGGTCGCCGTACTTCTTAGGCGCGAGTTTGGCCGCGCGCCAACGCTTGGACGATAGCACCACGTTAGCGGCTTTAGGATCGACCGAGCCATCAAGCGTATCGCGTTCAATATCGGCCATTTCAGATTCCAAAACGTCCGCTTGTAAAGTTCTCGCGCGCGCGCACCTGCTGGCAAAATCATCGTTGGATTCCATCCACCGGCACACCGTCCGCCAATTCGGCATACTCCCTGCGCGACAAATAGCGCGCAGCGATTGTCCATCTGCAAGCTGCGCGCAGATCTCGTCTGCAATCTCTTCGCTGTAAGTTACTCTGCTCATGCTTTCATTCTCCCGACTCATCGCCGATATAGGTGCATTTCAATTTTGCCGTAGTTTGTCCCCGGCGTTCAAAGCGGCAAATTCTGCCAACCATCCACTTGCTAATCTCAAACTTCTCCGCGATTTCCGCGTAACGCATCCCACCCTCAGCCAAGGCGCGTATATGTTCGACATCCTCATCAAGCAATTTAGCTCGGTGATGATCCTCTCCAATTCGCAACCCGTTTTCGTTCACCGCCACCAGTTTTTTCATCAAAACCATTCCCCGCATTTCATGCAGATTCAATCGACTAGACACCATAGACAACCTAGACACATCGTTTCTTATTGTTATCCCCCTACCTACATATATGTACCTATCTATACATACACTTCATATATAGATGTCTAGGTTGTCTAGGTTGTCTAATAGATTAAAAATCAATAACTTATAACTAGACACAACCAAACCCCGTTCTGTCTAGTTCTGTCTAGTTTTGTCCTAATTTGCTTTAACTTTGACCCAAACCCGCATCTGTTTACCGTTTTGGAACACCCGACCGGCTTCATACCCTTGAGCGCGTAAAATTTTACCGATTTGCATTTGGTCAACCCGTTTCAAATTACGCGCTTCAATATGCAAGCAATCCCGCGCGACTTCGTGAACTTGCAAAAATTCGCGCGTTCGTGGGGTGTCGCCCGAAAGCGCATCCGGTGCGTCCAACCAATCTGCAACAGAATCGGCCCACGGTTCGGTGATGGTGTGTTCATCGTGAACGTCCTGCGCCAATCGCTCGGCATCTTGAAACGCCACACCGAATAGCTCAAACCAAACGCGCCCCTCTGCCCATAGTTGCAAACGATCGCGCTTGATCGCGTCGATGTCGGCCATACTGGTTCGCACCGGACACCAACGCCGGTTGCCGGTGTCGTCCGCTAGAAAATGTTCCTGGTTAGTGGTGCCGATAAACACCAAACGCCTTGGAAACGAGGTAGCAAACTCGCGATATTTCGGCACCCAGTTCTCATGCGTTCGGGTGATAAACGCTTTGATCGATTCCAGCTCTCGGGTATGAAGGCCGCGCAACTCGCCGATCTCGGCAATCAAACGCCCTCGCATTTTGCGGGCCAGGTCTTCGTCCTTTTCGTGGAAGGACACTTCGGTAAAAAAGTCGGGGTTCGGGGCCATTGCCGCCACCGAGCTAGATTTCTTCGCACCCTGTTCACCGACCAGAATCGGCACCATATCGGCTTTGATCCCTGGCGACATCACACGACCGGCAAGCGCAGTCCAGATATACATGGACACCGCGCGTGTGTACGGCGAATCGACTGCGCCAAAATAGACTTCCAAAAAGCGTTCAGCGCGTGACACCCCGTCCCACTTCAAACCGTCAAGCCAAAGGATCGCTGAATCAAACGGCCGGTCATCCGCCACCAACAACACCACGTCGCGGATGAGTTCACGGCCCACCGGCTTAAAGCCACCGGTTTCAAGCGTAATGCGAAGGCGCGAGTAATCGGCATCGGTGAAGGTGCGCCAAGCGTTGGCCACGCCGTGCGGTGTAAACATGATTTCATCGCGAAATCGGTCGTGCCGGATGTCCATCCCGCACAGATCCGATCGTCTTAGCGCCAGCGTGACGTTCTGAATGGACGCCTCAATCTGTCCGTTCTTATCGCGCTTGAAGTTGGGCAGTTCGACTTCACCTGGTACAGATTCCACCACGTCAAACTCCGCATCGGTGACGATAGCCGCCGCGCCTTTGCCTTTGGCTTTGACGCAATGTTCACGCCACAAGTAAAGCAGCGCGCGGTCGTGATCTTGCCGCCGATGATCGAGCGCGACTTCCATCGCATAATCGTTGTTAGCCAGGATCGAAAAAACTTCCGTATCGGAAAACCCCGCAGCGTACAGTGACACGCCCACGCCGAACAACGCGCCGGAACGATCCATCTCAAACTCACCGGACAGTAAGAACTTGAGCGATGCCGCCGGGATCCGCAACGATTCGGTGGAAGGCAACAACAGGTCGTCGATCAAATCAGGCATATTCAAATCGATGATCTCGGCCTTGCGTTTCTCGCGCGCATAGAGTTTGGCCAAGCGATCGAACACACCCTGGTGGACAGACATAACGTCGCCCGGCGATCCGTTCAGCACGTTGCCGGTCACGGTTAAGAAGCGCGCTTCGTTGCCGCCGTAGACTTCGATCCCGACTTCGTGATTATTCCAGTCGGTGTCTAAGTCGCCGAACGCAAATATCCGATAACCCTTACCGCTTGGGCTGATCTCGGTGTAACTATTGACCATCGCGATCACGTCCTGCGCCCACTGCTCACCGATGCAATTGTCCAGGTCAATGGCAATCAAGCCCTTGATGCCGGTCATCACAAAGCCAAGCCCCGCTGACTTGCTCAAATCCAAAGACTTGACCACATGGTCAAACGACACCCAGCTTTTAACTTTGTTGGTCGAGAGGTTGTAGTTCAGGTTGTCCACCACTTGCGGTATCTTGTCCCACTTGCCGCGTTTTTCGTTCCACTGCGCGCGCCAAGGCGACCAACGGTCAAACTTGCGTAAAGCATTAGGAATGTTTTCGAGGTAGAGCGGTGTTTCTAATTGTTTTGCCACCATTGCTGCCTCGGCTATTTGAAGTCTAAAGATCTAAATACGGGAATGGGATGTTCCAGACTTCGACTAGATTGATATAAGGAAAGAGCGTCCCAAGCGCCCTCGTTTAGAATGAGCCGATAGGAAGATTCGGCAATCCACCCGATCTGTTCAACGCCCGAAGATGGTGAGGGGTTGTCCAGCTCTTCCGCAATGCGAAGCCTTAAGTCGTTCCAATAAGGATCTGTAAGAGGCGCGATCGCGTCAAAGACATCTTCTAATAATTGACGCGCGCTCATATTCGCCCCCCGTGATCTTCCAAGGTGGCGCGCAGCCGTGGATTGATCAGTTCAAGACGAGGCACGCCAAACTGTGATTCGATTTCTACAACGCGGCTGACCGGCACAAACCCTTGACGAACCCACAAACTGACTGATTGCTGAGTGACCCCGAGAAGCCCGGCTAATTTGACTTGGCCGCCCGCCGCGCTGACGACCGACCTGATGCCTGAGTTAGACATATCCCTTTCCTCTTTGGTAATTAAAAACGCGAACATTGTACAAGCCCCCTGTTTAGTTGTACAAGCTAAACATTTCAAAAAACAATCATTTGCTTGTATAATAGCGAGTCAAAACAATCTCGAAAGGTATGCAGTATGGATATTGCAAATGTAATCAGAGAATTAAGAGCCAAAATGCAATGGGATCAAGAAGATCTAGCCTCGCGCTTGGGAACATCGCAGCAATCGATTAGCAATTGGGAAACAGGATCCCTGCCGCGCGCATCTGCCTTAGCAAAGATCAATGCGCTTTTGAAGGAAGCTAATCTTCCTGCTGTATCGCTAACCACGGTGGCAATCAAAGCTAACGAAAGAAGCACACCTGCTAGAACAAACGCTCTTCACGGTCTTTTAGTTATCGTGCAACAGGACATCAACCAACCCGGATATGCAAGATTGATCGCGACTGCAAACAGTAAAGGGGTATCGGTATTTATTACACAAAGCCCGGAAAAAGCCGCAGATTTGCTGGAAAATTTAACCCCTTAGAAAATTTTTTAGAACTGCAAACCCGCGACCAGAAACGGCGCGGGTTTTATTTTGCCCCCTTGTACAATTTATTATTGTATTTCTTGTTGACACAAGGTATTGATTGTGTAAAATACATCAGCAACAGGGCAGCACAGCCCAATTAACCAACAACAACAACCGGAGAGAACAATGGACGCAACCATCAGCAAATTGAAAAGAATCGACGCCGATAAACAAAACAGAAGCGACGCAATCAACCGTTTCATGGCGACATCAAAGCAGGAAGTGGCCGACGCTAAGACCGAATTAAGACTTTATCAGGGCCTTGTTGCTTTCATCGCGTTGGTTGCAGTCACCGCGATCATGGGGTGGCAGTAATGGATTGGTTCACCTTTGAAAAAAGAATTTATAAAGTCTTATTCGCTCTTATCTTGGTGTCTAGCATTACCGCCTTATATCTCTTGTACCTGGTAGCGGACTTATTCACCGCGATCATGGGGTTGCCGTAATGAAGTCGGTTTATTTTGTAGTGGCGGCGGCCCTGCTTTCAGGATCAAAAGCCTTTGCAGGGGATGTTCATTGTTTATCTCGCATCATCTATGCAGAAACCGCAGGTCATTCAATCGAACACGCGGTCGCAATCGGCCAGGCAGCGATATCTAAAGCCGAAGACGAAGACACCAACCTTTGCCAACTGCGCGGCGTTAAACGGAAACAGCCGCCGCGCGAGATGTTGGAGTACTACAAGGTTTTGTCAAAGCAGCTTTTGGACAAGCCAAAAACCACAGTTAGCAAAGGCGCGGATCACTGGAACCAAGGCGAAAAGCCCCAATACCCAGGCGCGATAAAACGAAAGTTTGATAACCAAGTTTTGTACGTCCTAGCGGCGAAAGGCGAAAAGTAAAGATCTCGATGGGTGTCCTCATGCACCCGAAAAAGGCATGAGCAGTCTTGGCGTTTGGTGGCCCTGGGTGGCTGAAAAATTCCACACCAAACGAATCGGGAAACATCCGCGCTGGCGATGTAAAAGGCCAGCTACATGTTTAACACGGCCCGCCTGCTTGGGGTTCTTTGGTTACACGCAACAGGTGACAGCTTGGAAAGACAAGCACCATCACGCATGGCGATTGTAGATAGGTTAGCTACCTATGAGGTCTAGCGCTAAAACTTGGTTGATGTGGGTTCGAATCCCACCAGTCGCCAGCCGTGATGGTTAGGGAGGTAGGCTTAGTAGTAGCCATCCTTTAAAGAGTAGGTGATATGCGGGGGCGAAATTCTTGAAACGAAGCCGATGCTAATGAACCATGTACGAGCCGATAAGACGGGCATGGTGACGGGAAGCGGTATCGGGAATGGCCTGGCCGGACGGACAGAAAGGGACAATAGCCTTTTAGTGTAACAACACACCTCCATCATGACAGCTTGGAAAGACAAGCACCATCACGCATGGCGATTGGAATATCCGACGCACCGGGTACACGGTAACCGGCAGTCGCCAGCCGTGATGGTTTTGGCCGGTGTCCTCCAGCACCGGAAAAAGGCTGGAGTCAGTCTCTTGTTGTGAACCTTCGGGCCTCGCATTTACCGGAAGGTCAAGCCAGAGCCATCAGCAAATTTTTATTAACCTATTGAGGACAGATCATGCCATTAGAACAAGCGATTCAAGAAAATACAGCGGCTCTTCATAGCCTCCTTGCCTTCCTGCAATCTGGAAGCGCACCAACTCTCGCCATCCGTGATGGTGGCGAGGTCAACCAACCCCAGGCAGCGGTGGGTGAAAACACTGCCAGCGACATGGCCGAAGCCTATCCGGCAAAGCCCGAAGTCGCCGCCAAGAAAACCGCCAAAAGTAGCGCAAAAGCTGAAGATGAGCAGCCAGCTACCGAGGCGGAAGGCGTTACTTACGATCAAGCAGCAAAGGCCATTCAAGAATTGGCCAAAGCTAAAGGCCGCGATGCCGCCATTGAAGTGCTTAAAAATTTCGGCGCAGCCAAACTGCCAGAAGTCAAAGAGTCAGACTTCGCCGCAGTCGTAGCGGCTTGCGAGGCCGCATGAAAAAGTGGCGCAAAGAAGGAATCGGTAAAAAAGCAAAGAACTTAAACCCCCCTTTGCCAAAAGGCGTTGGTGTGCTTTTTACAAAATGGCCGTGGTTACTAGCCCGTGCTGGAATTATTCTGGAGAAACCGTAATGGCACACGCCAAACTTAGCCCCAGCGCAGCACACCGCTGGATCCCATGCCCTGGCAGTGTCTTTTTATCCGAAGGGATACCAGACACCTCAAGCCAATTCGCAGACGAAGGCAGCGCGGCGCATTTCCTAGCGTCCACCTGTTTGATCGAGCGCGTTGATGCCAAGGAATACCTGAACAAAACAATTGCCGTCCATAGCGAAGGCGAGATCTGGGTGAAAGGCGACGAGGCTTTGCCACGCGGCTACAACCTGTTTCACGTCAACCATGAGATGGTCGAGAACGTCCAAGTCTATCTGGATTTGGTACGCGGCGAAGCCGGTGATCTGTACGTCGAGCAAAAGTATAGCATCGGCCACATCACCAGCGAAGCTGGTGCCAAAGGCACAGCCGACGCGGTCATCATCAACGGCACCAAGTTGACGATCATCGATTTGAAATATGGCCGAGGTGTAAAGGTAGACGCACAAAGCAATTTGCAACTCGGACTCTACGCAGCCGGTGCCATTGAGCATTGGGCATTTTGCGAAGAGTTCGACGAAATCGAATTGATTATCTGCCAACCACGCATCGACCACATTGATCGCTGGATAACCGGCCAAGGCTGGATCCAAGAGATCTGCAAGCTGGCCAGCGAATCGGCAGGGAAAGCCTTAAGCCAGACCAGCGAATCCGGTTTCTACTGGCCTGGTGAAAAGCAATGCGGTTTTTGCAAAGCGAAAGGCAAATGCGCTGCGCTCACAGAGAAAGTGATGGAAACCATCACCGACGAGTTTGTCGATCTGGACGCGCCAATCGCGCCGCAAATTGAAGCGGCAACCAGCGACGCATTAACTAACGATCAAATTGGCAACTTGCTTGCATCGATGGATTTCATCGAAAGCTGGTGCAAAGGCATACGGGCGCAAGCCGAAGCCGAGCTGTTTGCCGGACGTGACGTGCCAGGTTTCAAACTGGTTGAAGGTCGCCGAGGTGCAAGAGCATGGGGCGACGCTGCCGAAGTCGAATCTGAAATGAAAAAGATGCGGATCAAACAAGACGTGATGTACGACTTGAAATTGATAAGCCCAACGTCAGCGGAGGAAGCCTTCAAAGACGGCACCATCGGCCCGCGTCAATGGCCTAAGTTGCAGTCAATGATTACCCAAGCGCAAGGCAAACCCAGTGTTGCGCCCGCATCAGACAAACGGCCCGCGTTGGTACTGCAAGCGGCCGAGGATGAGTTCGAGAACCTAGCGCAACCCGAAGCGTTCGAGGACTTGGTATGACCGCACCCGTGCCGCAAGAGTCAACCCTCTTACCGCCACTAGCAAGAAAGCTATTGCAGGACGCGGCACGGGTGAAGAACACGGCTGACGATCCTTTGGCGCGGCAACGCGCCATCGGAATCGCCACCAAAAAAGTTAAACAGATGTATCCACTATTTTTTAAATGAGGTAATCAACATGGCTCTAAGAATCAACAACGCCCGTTTGGCGTTCCCACAATTGTTCGAAGCAAAGACAGTCAACGGTGAAGGTGAACCGGCTTTTTCCGCTGCGCTTTTGATCGATCCTAAAGATCCACAGATCCCAGCAATCAAAGCCGCGATCGAAGAAGTCGCCCGTGAAAAATGGGGCGCAAAAGCCGAAGAGAACATGAAGCGCATTATTGCAAGCGATAAAACCGCATTGCACAACGGCGACTTGAAGTCTGAATGCGAAGGCTTCCAAGGGATGCTTTACATTAGCGCGCGCAATAAGACACGCCCGCTGGTCATCGATAAAGACAAAACGCCTTTGAACCAAGTAGACGGCAAACCGTACGCGGGTTGCTACGTCAACGCTTCTATCGAACTATGGGCGCAGGACAACAAATACGGCAAGCGCATCAATGCCAGCCTTCGCGGTATCCAGTTTGTTAAAGACGGAGATGCCTTCGCCGGTGGTGGTACTGCGAAAGACGACGAGTTCGACGACATCGCAGAAGGTGCAACCGCAGAAGCAGATTTGTGGTGATCTCATGGCCTTGATCGTCATCACCATTCAAGACAACGAGAGCGGCGAAGTTTCGGTCAGCGCGGTATGCGAGCCTGTGCTATGTGGGGATGAGGCAACCCCCGCCCAGCGCGTTGCTGCCAACATGATCTCATCAATCGGTGACAAGCCGAAAGACGAAAGCCGAATCCAACTACTTAGCTGAGAATTAACCATGAGCAACCAAGATCTTGAAGATGTTTTGCGCACGTATGACTTGGAACTTAAGCACGCGACAGAACGCACAACGCTGTTTCGTTTGCTGACCGCTTTGTTTTTAAGCACCACCCTGGTGTTGTCTTACTTGTTAATTGAATCCTGATAGAGAAAGTGAATGAGCATCTTGTACCTTGACCTTGAAACCTATTGCGAAACGCCGATTAAAAACGGCGCACATCGCTACGCTGAAAACGTAGAGATACTGCTGTTTGCCTACGCGATCGACGAAGGCCCGGTCAAGGTATGGGATTGCACACAAGACTTGCAGATCCCCGCAGAGTTAGACCTCGCGCTTCGTAGTTCAACCACCACGGTGTGCGCGCATAACACCGGCTTTGATAGAACGGTGTTAAAACACCGCGGCTACTTTATTGCACGCTACCCAAACCGCTGGATCGACACGATGGTGCAAGCAATGGCCCATTCCTTACCTGGCGGTTTAGGTGATCTGTGCGACATCTTGGGCGTCGATGCTGACCAGGCGAAGGATAAGGAAGGCAGACAGCTAGTGATGCTGTTCTGTAAACCGCGACCTACCAGCAGCAAGATCCACCGCGCAACGCGCGAAACCCACCCAGTCGAATGGGAAAAATTTGTTGCCTACGCGGGCCGCGACATTGAAGCCATGCGTGCGATTAAAAAGAAAATGCCAATCTGGAATTACCAAGGCGACGAGTTGGCGCTATGGCACCTCGATCAAAAGATCAACGATCGCGGCGTGATGGTGGATGTTGAGTTGGCCCGCGCTGCGATCCGTGCAGTAGACCGCGCGCAGAAAGGACACGCCAAGCGCGTGCAAGAAATGACCGGCGGCGCAGTGCAAGCCGCCACCCAACGCGACGCATTGTTAAAGCATTTGCTTGAAGCCTATGACGTTGAGTTGCCGGATATGCAGCAATCAACATTAGAGCGCAGGATCAACGACACCAGTTTACCGGTGGAGTTGCGCGAGTTGTTGGCGATCCGTGTTGCGGCGAGTTCAACTAGCACCGCTAAATACCGCACCCTAATTAACGGTGTCAGTAGCGACGACCGATTGCGCGGCACCTTGCAGTTTGACGGTGCAAGTCGGACAGGCCGTTGGGCCGGTCGGTTGTTTCAACCCCAGAATTTACCGCGCCCTGTTTTAAAGCAGGACAAAATCGATCTAGGCATCGCCGCCATGAAATCGGACAGCGAAGATTTAATCTTCGACGACGTGATGCAATTGACCAGTAGCGCGATTCGCGGTTGCCTAATTGCACCCGAAGGTAAAAAGCTAGTGGTCGCCGATTTATCCAACATCGAAGGCCGCGTGTTGGCTTGGCTTGCCGGGGAAGATTGGAAGATCAAAGCCTTTGAAGATTTTGACCAAGGCACCGGCCACGATCTGTACAAACTCGCCTATGCCAAATCGTTTGGCATCAAGCCCGAAGACGTCACCAAGGACGATCGCCAAGTCGGTAAAGTGCAAGAGCTGGCGCTTGGCTACGAAGGCGGTGTCGGCGCGTTCTTAACCTTCGCCGCTGCCTACGGCATCGACCTTGAAGCGATGGGCGATCAAGCCTGGTCAACGATACCGGACGACATCAAGGCAGAAACCGCAAGAGGTTACGGCTACGCGGTCAAACGCAACGCCACCTTTGGATTATCAAGCCGCGCGTGGCAAACGTGCGACGCTTTCAAACGCTCTTGGCGCAACGCCCACCCAAACGTGGTGGCGTTCTGGGCAGAACTGCAAGACTCGGTGATTGTTGCCCTTAGCAATAAAGGCACGTCCTACGCTTGCCGCCGTTTGGTTGTGCGATGTGACGGCGCCTGGCTTCGAATCCGTTTACCCAGCGGCCGCTGCCTGTGCTACCCCAGCGCGCAGATGCGGGACAGCAAGATCACCTACAAAGGGATCAACCAGTATTCGCGCAAGTGGTCGTCGTTGCAAACCTACGGCGGCAAGCTGGCGGAGAACGTCACACAGGCAGTTGCCCGCGACGTACTGGCGGCGAGCATGGCACCAATTGAGGTTGCCGGTTATGAAATCGTTTTGACGGTTCACGACGAGATCATCGCCGAAGCCCCTGGCCAACCCCACTACAACGCGGATCACCTATCCGCCTTGATGGTGGACAAACCCCAATGGGCTGACGGCTTGCCTTTAGCGGCGGCCGGATTTGAAGCCTACAGATACCGGAAAGACTAATGAGTATTTTTTGCAAAGAAGTTATACACGAAGGCCACCAGTTCGTTGCGATGAAAGTAACGGACGAACAAGAAGGCCACCCGATGGTAATGGTGTGGTTCGATCCACAGGACGAACGGCTGGACATCAGCGCACAGCGTTTTAAGTTTGAGAACGTGGACGACCGCAACAAAGCCTTCGATATGCTCACTGACGATTTGATAATCGACATGGGAACACGCGCACTAGCAGACGTGAAAGAACTATTGGATAGCCAAGATGACCAGACTAATCAGGCTGAGAGATTACGGTAAGGAGTTGCAACGCGCAAAGCGATCGAGTGGCGGCCTTCCAGCCACTCCCAATTGCGAGATCTGCGGTAAACACCGAGGCGATAAGAAAGTCAGCCACAAACGATGCCATCGAATTAAACAAGCGCGAGGTTTTAAATGAGCAAAGATTTAGAAGGCTATGCAAGTTTTAAAGATTGGCTTCTGGCGCAAATCGATTTGGCGTTGCTTGTTGCTTTACCGGAAAACGCCGCGCCCTTTGGGTACGTTCACTTTGAGCTGCCAATTGTTGGCACAAAATACAAAGTGCTTAATACCCAGCAGCATCTTGAATGGTTTAAAAAGAAAGTGAGCAGGTGTGGCAAAGGCTTAGGCCCGGTAGCAACTAAAAGAGCGATAGCAAGGTTGGGAAAATGAGAGAGATTGAAGTTGAAGATTACTTAGTCGAGCAAGCCAAGGCAATCGGTGGCGAGGTTCGCAAGTTGCGCTGGATCGGGCGCAACGGTGCGCCGGATCGCGTCATCATGTTTGAAGGCAAGACGATCTGGGTTGAGTTAAAACGCCCAGGCACAAAGCGCGCCAACCCGCACCAGATCCGCGAGCATGAACGTATGCGACGCGCTGGGCAAACCGTGGTGGTGATTGATTCTTTCGAAGGTGTAGACAAACTGATCGTTGAAGTATCAGTTGGAGGTTTGTTATGAGTCGTTTCATTATCAGCCTATTACTTTCACCCTTGATTATTCTGATTGCGCTCGGTGGCGTTTGCTGGATCCTTGTCGGTCGAATCATGGAACTAATGTTGGAAGCGGAAGGCGACGATGCGTAGGATATTTACCCCCCGCGAATACCAAGCCACAATCATCGAGCATATTGTGGACAACCCGCGTTGTTCGGTGTGGGCGGGCATGGGTATGGGTAAAACAGTATCAACACTGACCGCGTTGGACATCTTGGAGATCGTCGAGCCAGGCCCCGCGTTGGTACTCGCCCCGCTTCGCGTCGCCGCAACCACCTGGCCTGACGAAGCTGCCAAGTGGGATCACTTAAGCAACGTCAAGATCTCGGCCGTGGTGGGCGATGCCGCCGCGCGGCGTAAAGCATTACAAACTGACGCGACGATCTTTACAATCAATTACGAAAACATCCCGTGGTTAGTAGAACACTTCGGCGCGGACTGGCCTTTTAAAAAGATCGTAGCGGATGAGTCAACCCGGCTCAAAGGTTTCCGGCTCAAGCAAGGTGGAAAGCGCGCGCGGGAATTGGCGCGCGTTGCACACTGCAAAGCCAACCGGTTTATCAACTTGACAGGCACCCCAAGCCCAAACGGATTGCAGGATTTATGGGGTCAGACCTGGTTCTTAGATAAAGGCGCGCGCTTGGGTAGCAGCTTTACCGCTTTCACTAATCGATGGTTTCAATCGATCCAGGTGGGCAGCGACCGCACCGCAACGCAAGTCACGCCATTACCGTTTGCCCAAACGCAAATCGAGGACAAGGTGCGCGACCTTTGTATCGCGCTAAACGCCAAGGATTACTTTGACATCGCCGAGCCGATCGTCAACGTGATTCGGGTGCAACTTCCACCTAAAGCGCGCCAGCTTTATAAAGACATGGAAAAAGAAATGTTCTTAGAGTTGGAATGCGGCGCGCAGATCGAAGCGTTCAACGCGGCGAGCAAGACCATCAAGTGCTTGCAGCTTGCTAACGGTGCAATCTATACCGACGACACCCGAACCAAACACACCGAGGTACACAATGAAAAGATCAAAGCCCTTGAGTCGATCGTCGAAGAGGCTGCCGGGATGCCTGTTCTGGTGGCTTACCACTTCAAGCACGACCTCACCCGGTTACGCGCAGCGTTCCCTCAAGGTCGGGAACTTGGCGCTGATCCTAATGTTATCCGCGACTGGAACGCCGGGAAAGTACCGATTCTTTTCGCTCACCCTGCGTCGGCGGGCCACGGCCTAAACCTTCAAGACGGCGGCAACATCCTAGCGTTCTTCGGTCATTGGTGGGATCTTGAACAATTCCAGCAGATCATCGAACGGATTGGGCCAACCCGACAAGCGCAGGCCGGATACGACCGGCCCGTCTTTATTCACTACATCGTCACCGCTGGCACGGTGGACGAGGTGGTAATGTCACGACGCGAAACTAAGCGCGAAGTGCAGGACTTACTTTTAGAAGCAATGAAATCGAGGAAAGAATAATGTCAACAGAAAACCCTTTAGTCGTCCAGGTAGGCGGCAGCCACTACAAAGATCTTGCGATTCAGCCGGTCGAGTATATCCATAAAAACAACATTCCCTTTATCGAAGGCAACATCATCAAGTATGTCACCCGGTGGCGTAACAAAGGCGGCATCCAGGACTTGAAGAAAGCCCAGCACTTTTTGGATTTGCTGATCTCAATGGAAAACAAAGCGGGTGCTAAACATGGCTGAACTGATTGACTCAAAGCAAGCCGCCGAGATTTTTGGGGTTTCCGTTGTGATGTTCTGCTCAGGGAGGCTAGGGATAGGCGCTCCAAATCCGATTAAAACTTACAAGCGCAAGAACTGGTTTGATAAGGACGAGTGCAACGCGTGGGCAGAGAAGAATAACTTTTGGGCGTTGGCATTGGATTACCGCCGGACGCAACGATACCCAGATACAACGCGCATCAGGAAATCCACCCAGCGCCTCGTCCCTAAGAAACACCCCGCTAAAGGCGAACGCTCACAGGAGTTGGTAGCGCGCGACCTCAAAGACCAGACGCCCCCTTTGATGAAGCTGTTCTTACGCGGGGACTTCGCGCCAGCACACAAAAAAGCGGCGTATGAAATGAAGGCGCTACGCGCACGATTGAATAAACCGGAAACCGTAAGGGTTCAATTACAAGGCGATGGGGGCTATTAGATGTACAAAGAACGTGATTTACTAATAAAAATGGTGGTAATTGTTAGCGTTTTGTTTGCCTCGCTGACTCCAGTCGCTTCTGCGAAAGGGGGCCACGCTGGTCACGCGTCTGGCCACGCGTCTAAGCATGTTGCACCGAGGATATTTCACCCAGTTTATATTCCGCACTCGATTTACCAGCACCATTCCGAAGATGGTTGGTACGAATACAAAGAACCGGTGACGTTTTGCCCTGTGGGTTTTTCCAGTGTCGTATGTAATACGTTTAGGAGTCGATAGATGGAAAACATAAACGAGTTAAGCGACACCGAGCTTTTGCTCCTATGTAAGCGGTGGCGAGAAGCGCAGGCAATCGCTTCTAAAAACGCGGACAAGTACAGCAAAGAACTTAAACGTCGCAAGCGGGAAAGACGCCATGCCCAAATTCAAAATATCAATAGCGAAGTACAAGCCGAGGGCCTTCAAATTGCATGAGCCGTGCGTTGTCTGTGGGGATCCTGTCCACACAAATATGCCGCACAAGTTAGCGCACAACTCTTGCCGTCGCAAAGTACAAGCGGACAAACACAGGGAAAGGAAACAACGTGCAAACGGAGTTCTTAACGGCGGATGTTTTGAAAATGCGACTGTCCGACATCAAGGACGGCGCGCTGGAAGTCACCCAGAACAAAACGAAAAAGAAACTTAAGATCACCATCGAGGGAAGCCAGCTTAGTGCAGTGATCGATCGGATCAAGAACAGGCAGCGCAAAGTAACCAGTCTGTTTTTAGTAGCAACACCAGCGGGCAGAGCGTTAAACGCTGGCACATTGCGCCTACGATTCGACCAGGCGCGCGATCTTGCCGAAGCTAAGGCAAAGGCTGAGGACGATCACGATCTCGCCGCTAAGGTGCGCGCTTTTCAGTTCAGGGATATTCGGCCGAAGGCAGCCAGCGAAATGGACTTGGATCATGCAAGTAAGTTACTCGGTCACACCGAGCAAGAGATCACCGAGAGGGTATATCGCCGCGTCGGTGAAGTGGTGAAACCAACTAAATAAATCGACATAACTTCAAAACGTGTCGAAATTTTGTAGGTTTTTCGACATATTTATGCAAAACTATCTTGGTAATTTACAAAGTAAGCTACAGGAAAGGCAGTTTCAGGTTGCGGATACGCGGCCGGACTGCCTTTTTTATTGGCGGAAGAGGTGAGATTCGAACTCACGGAGGGCTATAAACCCTCGGCTGTTTTCAAGACAGCTGCCTTAAACCGCTCGGCCACTCTTCCGTTTAGGTTGCGGAAATCATTTCCGCAAGTTGCGGAAACGATTCCAAAATACTAACATAAATCAACGACTTACAACTCGATGCAACGGCTTTCAAGTCTTTAGAGTAGTCGAATGAAATCAAGCACTTAGATCAAAATCGTTTCCGCACGACCGCCAATTACAAGTAGTTTAACCCTTTGATTTTACTTGTACAAGTAAAAGGGTTGCGGAAACGATTTTTAGTCTTTTAGCTTATCTGGTAACACCGCGCCCAACACTCCAGCGGTACCCAACCCAATTGAAATGATGGCGCTTTGAAGTTCAGGGGCCACCCCCACTCCAACGGCTGTTAGTAAAACAAACAGGTTGCGGTAGGTTGACGATTCGCCCAAGCGGGCCAAAATAAAATTAAGCATTTTTCACCTCGTAATGTTTGCCTGTTAAAAATTGAGAAGCCACCCGCTCGGCGCGTTCCGGGGTTTGCTTCGCCCATCGGCTTGCTTTCGCTTGCTTGTACGCTTCGGCCCACTCGCACTTGAAGAGCGCGGCGCGAAGTTTCTTAAAATCCATGAATCGAGCAACACCCAACTGGAAGGCCATATTGATGCAAGCGTCGCGCCTTGCGCCGTTGAGCAATCCGAAACCAGACCAAGCCGCCGCGAGCTGTTCAATCGTTTTATTAACATCTCGGTGAAGCAACACCTCGGCTACTTCGCGCGTGATCTTATCGGGGATTTTGCTACCTTCGATGTACGGATTAGCGTCGAGGTTGTGGCCGTATCCGATCGTGCGTTTTCCCGCAGGGCATCGGTAAACCTCAAGCCGCAAACCCTCTTCAAACTTAATCTGTTCTAGCAAAATGTCCATGCTCAATGCCAATGTTGTTTAAAGTAAACCCAAAGCGCACCAGCGATGCCAACAACAGACCACTGCGCGAACGACTTGGCCGCGGCCATGTAAAGCTCGGTCTTGCGCTTTTCCGCTTCGATCCGTTCTTTGATCCACTGGTGATGTTCCATGTGCATTTCCGCGTCGAACGCTGGGTGATCGTTTAAAGCATCGAGAACGGCTTGTTTAATTTCATCGGCTGTCATCTTTCACCTAAAATTTGATACACGCTAAAAGGGCGATGTTCTTTGGCCGAGTTTCGGCGGCGGTTCTAGGCGTGCCGTTTGTTCCGTCCGTCGTTGCCCCTTGAGCAAGTGCGGATGCGTGTTGCCCGAAGGACACGGCCACGGTGTTTGTAGCAAACGCAGTAGATCCACCGTTCGATCCTGATTGGTTATACGAATGAACAGGGTGTTTGTGTCCTTGGAACGCATCCTCTTGGGATGAACCAAGCACTCGACCGGTATCCACCCCCGCACCATCGTCAAACCCCCTGAGAAATTGCCCTCGGAGATCCGGCAACTTGAACGTGGTTGATCCGTCCCCCGCACCGTAAAGCGTACCAATTGCCGCAAACAAAGCGGCGTAGGTCGTGCGAGAAACCACCGCGCCGTTCGCTTTTAAGTATCCAGTTGGCGCGGTAGCTGCCGCGTGATAAATAACCGTTCCTGCCGGTACACCTTGTGTCACGGTATCTGCGTTCCCGGCAAAAGGTGCTTTAGCAGACGCATCAAATTTAGCAGTAGAGATACTCGCATCTTGAAGTAATTCTTTTTGTAGTTGCGTGGTCATCTTCCCTTCTTATAAAGTATCATTGATTTTTACAGACCAACTAACATCTGTGGATTTAGTCGATGTCCATGCTGTCGCGTCGCCCGATTCAATAAATAGGGATATAGATGAATTATTAATCGTTCGAATACCGCCAAAAACAGCGCGATTTCCGTTGTACATCAATGCTATTTCATTTCCAGCAGTCGCGTTAGCAACTGGAGTTCTGGCGTAAGGGTGTTTAAATGTAATAGTTGAACTAGCCGCAAAAGAAACGCCACTGGAAGCAGTCAAAGCGACCTTGCCTGTTTGCTCCATCATTCGCTGTGGAAAGTTAGCATATTCAAAGGCATTAATCAGAAAAGACCCGTTAGGGAAATTAGCAATGTTATCAACAATCAGAAAAGAGGAATCGGCAGTTCCTGATGATAAAAGTAAATAACTAATCGAATTTAATGCGGTGATATTGATAGCCGTAAACCCGTCAATATCTATATTAATCTTTTTAGTTGACCCTCTATTTATAACCTTCAATGCGGAATCGCTAGAAGTTAGCGCCGCACCATTTAAAGTGCAACCCCTAATCCTAAAAGTCATATCCTCTACACTGTTGGTAGTTATTGCGTTTGAATTTCCGCCAACATCTATTACACCACGTCCTATTGAAGATGGAGATGCATAGGTAGTAAGCTCGCAATTTTCAAGACTAAAAAACCCACCTTTAATTTCACTAGAATACAGGCACATACCTCCAAGCATATCAGTTATGCTGGAATTGATAATCCGGTTATTTTTTCCTTGCCATGATACGCCTTGATAAATAGTGCAATCGTCAAAAGCGCTTGCCTCTGTATTCCCGTGAAAATCCGCAGCATGTGTGCCTGAATTGATGTCGTTCTTTATTGTTGCGCCAACGACTCTGCTATCTCTAACAGCAACGCAACCAACAAAATCACCACCGCCATGAGTAATGCCGTGACGTCTTGCATAGAAGTTTCCGCCTAAAATTCTAACGTGCTGACTGTTTCCAATTACCAAACCGTAATCGTCACCAGTGCCCGTACCTTTATTGTGTAAATTGAGGTTTATGCCTGTTGGTTTATAGCAACGGTCAAAATACACAATACTATCGTTTTCATGGTATCCGCTCACATTTTCAATTAACGGACGATTGCACAACGACGCTTGGATTAAACCTAAAACCGTTGTACCTTTGATTCTAAAATCTTTTAGCGATACAGACGGGCTGGTCATTTTATAGACATTCACGGCAGCGCCCACATAGCTATCAAATAGCGGGTTGCTCAATGACACTACATTACCGCTAACCCCTGAAACTTCGCACCATTCCCCGGCCCTGTAATACGCCCTTGCGCCAGACCACGAATAATCTGTTGGGTTGTAAATTACAAAGACATCCCCAATAGACAACGATGGCGCAGATGCAAACGTAATAGAAAGATTCCCCTTATAAGCATTGGATATGGCAGGCAAAGCATCTAAAGACCCGCTGATATTCAAACCGTAAGAGCCGCCCGATACCGTGCCGCTAAAATCCAAAACTGTTGAGTCGCCATCCCCAAACAAATGCAAATTACCTGATGTCGACAGTGATTGCGACAGTGCATAAGTACCCGCTGGAACATACAAGCGTTTACCAGATATTGTGCAGTACAAAAGAGCCGCTGCAAAAGCAGCGTTGTTGGTAGCCGCCGAACTCCCCGCCACCGCTCCAAAATCTAACACACTAACAAACTCGCGCATTTTGCTTTGAGCAGTGCGAGTAACGGCACCTGTTCCGGCTTGAATAAACGTTGCACTCGCGCTATCACTCGAACCTTGAGGTAGAGCCTGCAAATACCGGCAAAGCACATTGTTTGTGCCGGTAGGCGGTGCAGTCGTAAAAGTAATCGTTGTGCCGCTTGTCCATGTGTAATCAATGCCAGGCTTTTGAGTAACGCCTGAGATCGACACATCAAGGTTATTCAAAGCGCCAGGCGAAGCTGTCAAAGTAAAAGCAGTCTGAGATCCCGTGCCACTGAAAATATCGGCTTTTGCAGTCCCAAAGGCGACGACCATTGCAAGTTCGGAAGGATCCATACTTTGCAACCCGTTCGCGTTTTCGTTCCACGCAATGATCTTATTTGCTGCCGGAAAAGGAAGCTGCGTGCTAACACCGCTCGGCGCCGACAAAGGCAGTGTCAAGGCCCGCCCTAGTTTTTCTGAAATTTGTTGAGTGAAAATGGTTAGGCGATCAAGCGCGTCGTTGATAACCCTGGGATAAAAACCACCCATATTTGTCAACACAACCGGTTGCAATTCAGGCACGTCGCTCGTCATTGTCAACAAGAAACCCGAAGCCGGTGCAGAAATCGCGGTGATTGTGCCGCCTGGGTTGCTGTCTTGGTTTGCGTTAAGCAAAACGGTGTAGTCGGTGGTCAGCGTCAAGGCTGTTTCATCCCCCGACAAATCGGTGCGAACGACTAACAGATCGCTTGCCTGAAAGACTTTGAACGTGAACGGGAAAATGGTCGTTAGGCCGTTACCAGTAAACGGCCCTGCTTTTCGTGTGGTACTGGCGATTGACATAAAAACACCCCAAGGAAGTTAGCTTAAGGCTAACCGCTTGGGGTGTTGCTAAGTGCATCAACGCTGCTCTTTAAACCCAAAAGCGATGGCCGCCGGGTTGGACGTTTTACCTTCGCTCAAAGCCTCAACGCCCGCCCAGGTGCGGTTGATCTGCGCGGCGGGTAATCCGAAACCATCCCCCATCAAGTTGACGAAAGATTTCCTGAACGCAGTGTCAAAATCCCCTTGGCCCACTTGATACGATAACTTGATCGCGTCGGCGATAAAGCGCAAACCGGCCGGGCCTTGGTAGTCTTGTTTGTGATCTTCCGATCCCGTCACCAGTTTGGCCGCTTCGGAAAACTCACGCACCACCACCATCAACCCCATCAGGTAATCGATTTCCGCCGCGATCAAACGCTTAGGCAACTTCTCGAAGTAATCATCGTCGTCATCGCCGTTGGGTGTCAGCGCGTCCTTAATCGCCAAACCAAGCGCCGCCGGAATGACATAGAGCAAAACGTATTCAGCCGCGAGTTTTGCTTTGCGTTTGCCGATTTCTGCCGACATTGTTTTGTCGATGCCTAAGTTTAGCGCGGTATTCATGTACGAATAAAACACGGTGAACAATTTCAGTTTTGGGCTTCTCTCAATCGCGGACAAATCTTTTGTCATCCCGCTACCTTGCGAGTCGATCACGGCTTGATCGGCCAAAGCAACCGCCCGTTCGTCATCAAAACCTTCGGCTTGTGCTTTCTGATAAGCGCCCCACCAGGTTGGCACGTCAACGGCTTGTTGACAGCGCATCATCAAGAAGTATGCGTACTGGCCAAGGAACTCTTTAAATTTAGATTGATCCTGTACTTGGTTTCGCAATTCGTTCAACTCTCTAAAGCGAGTACGCGCGCGGTTTTGCATGAACTCGGACAGCTCGTTGACTTCGCGCGCAGTTTCGATTGGACTGGCCAGGTATTTATTCACCCCTAAACCAACCCACTTAGCACCTACGCGCGAGATCGATTGCGTAATACCGGTCGGCTGCATCATGGCTGACATTAAGTTAAACCCTAGGCCCGCTGCACTGATCCCTTGGCGAAGCCAGGCCAGCGCGATCTCGCCCGCGTGATCCAAACCTTTCTCACCTTCGGCGATCGCAGCCGACCAATCCTTAAACTGTTGCTTAACTTCGGGGCCGTAATGGCTTCGGATCGAAGCGTCGATCGATCTGGCTCTAAGCAAGCGGTTAGCATCGATCAACCATTCGTGCCATGCCAAATCATGGATCACGTCGTTCACCCCCGAATACATTCCCGACAAGGTGTAAAGCAACGGACGCCCGTTCACCTCTTCAACGCGGCTTTTGGTAAAGCTGCGGCGTGTAGTAGCGGAGGTGTACGCACCTTGCAATTGGCGTTTTGCCGCTTCCGCGTCGTTATGCTCTTCGGCTCTTTGACTGGCCGCTGGATCGTACTTGATCGGGTAATACCCACCCCGCAAGTTGACCTCTTGCCCGTCCGCTGTCTTGATGGTGAACGGTGCGGGTTCAACCCAGTTCGGCTCTTTACCATAGACGCGGCGCTCTTTAGCGGCAATTTCTGGGCGGTAGCTTTCGAAGTGATCCCAAATCGCTTGCACCGCGCGCCATTCATCGGCGGTTAAGGATTGCAGGATCGGCATGATTTGCTGAACCGTCCACCCTTCACCACCTAGCAAGCGTTGCAGGTTGCCTTGGTTGCCTGAATTTAGCGCAATGGCTAATACGGATTCGCGGTTAAAGCTACGCCCAACGGTAGGAAACAACTTCCCGCTGCCGCCCATTTTGCCCAGTGCAAATACTGGGGCCATGATTTCAGACAACGCCTTGGTGGCTTCGGCGCGCATGGTGGTTTCCCAGTCGCCGCGTTCGTTGGCTGGGCGAATCAGATACTCCCAGACTGGGCCGCCGTCTTTTCCACCATCCAGGATTCGCGCCAAGGTGCCAACTTTCGCGTGCGCCCAAGCAAAGGCTTTCATCGATTTTAACGACCGACCAAGGTTGGTGGTTGGGGTTCTGGTGTCGGCGGTTCTATCCTGTGCGTGTTCTTCAATGCTGGCGGTGATTTCATCGCGCACGACTTCAAACTCGCGGCGATCCTTTGCGGTCAGCAATTCTTTTTTAAGTCTGCCCAGGTGTTCAATCTGCTTAACAGAATCCACCAAGCCGCGAAACTCTTCGACGGTCAATTCCTTGTAAGATTTTAAGAACGCTTCGTCCTTGATATTGTCTGGAATGTCCGGCTCAAATCCCGCATCGCGTTGCGTGTCCAGCCATTTTGATAAGGCAATCCGACGTTCCACCTCTTTGTTCGTGATCTTGCGAAGATCAAAGCGGTTTAGGATTGCGGCGATTTGATCCGCATAATCCGCATCGATCCCCTTGATGTCGCTGTTGAATTTCTTCAAATAGCGCAAACCTTTTTCGATGCTGTCTTTTGCATCCATTGCCGCGCGCGCGGCGTACAGATTGAACAATTGATTGCGCTTTTCAGCGGCCGCGTTGACCAAATCCTTTGCGCGCAGGTACTTCTCGGCAGACTTCGCAGCGCGCGCTTCGGCGTTGGTGTATTGCCCAGGTGTGACGTTTCGCACCTTTTGGCGAGAGATCGTCATCTCGGCCAAGGCTTTGGCGGCTTTAGCCAACACCTTGCGCTGCCCGGTTGCCTTGGCCAAGGCATTGGCTTCGGTTGCAACTACCCGCGCACGCACGTCGTTGTGGATCGCGCGATCTGCCGCTTTTTCAAGCGCATCAGGTGTTGCGATGTCGCCGTATTTTTCGAGCATCCGCACGTCGGTCAAGTTTTCGATTGCTTCTTTTGGCGGCTCGGCTTCGGCCAAACCTCTCACCAACGCATCCCCCGATGAGAACGACGGGTTGCCTTGTTCATCTTCGATTAACCCGGCCACGATGTCAGGGTGCAACCCGTTGTTGGCAACCATCTTGCGCGCTTTTAACAACTCGATGATTTCTTTTGGATAGTCAGCGGCAAGCAGTTCGCCCAAATCAAAACGCACGGCGGCCAGCGCACCAGGATTAGCAACCTGATCGCCCGCGCGGTTTTCTATTAGGTGAGTGTAATCGTGTTCCACCGAGTATTGTTTGTCGCCGCGTAGTTCACGATCGAAGGCTTCTTCAAAGTCGCGGGTGTCCGCTTTGCCGTGCTGATCCTTTGGCAAGTAGCCGTGTTCTGCTAAGGCTTCGAGCATCCCGTCGATAGTGCGGCCGCCGTCTTTACGCCACACCGGTTTGCCAAACACCCCTGAATGGGGCTTGTAAGCTGGATCAACGCCCCAAGTTGAAAACAATTCTTCCTTATCTACCCCGCCCAATTTACCGATCGCCGCAAACAGCGAATCAATAGATGGATCCACAAAATCAGGATTAGACTTTGGCGGGGTGTTTGCGGGGAGCTTATCTTCTGGGTTGATCTTTGATGTAAGCAGCGTCCACGCACGATATATTGGTTGAGCCATCACTTCGGCGCGCACATCCATCTGCACCTCGCGGCGCTTTTCTTTGGCTTCTTTCTGTAACGCCTTTAACGCTTTGCTGCGCGCGTTGCGAAGCCATTGCATATCCCGAAGGCCGCGTGATTCCAGATCCCCAACGGCAGCAGCGGTGGCCGCTTTGCCTTGCTCTTGATAGTCGCGGAATTCATCCGGCGACATTGGTGCTTGGTCTATGGTGGTGAACAGCGGCATCATGCTTCTCGCCTGTTCTGCTAACGCGATCTGCTCTTCGCTGGCCAACATTCGATCGAACACGCCGCGCACTTCGTCCGTCAATTCGACGTTTAGGTTTTTGAGGGATTTGTAAACTCTCACCAACCAATCGCGGAACTTTTGGAAGACGGCTTGCAGCTCAATACTTGGCGCGTTGCCTTCGAACAAATAGGCTTCAAAGCCCCTGGCAAACTGTTCGTGGTGTGGGCGTTTTTCGTCCAAACTCATGTTGTACCAGGTTTGCAGATCCGGTACGCCAAACCAGTCAAGGATCTTTTGGGTGTCGGCAACAATCGTGCGCTCACCAGGTTTTAAGCTGTCGTATCCAAAGATGTCGGCTTCGCCTTGAAGTTTTGCTGCAAGGTCGAACTGCATCTCTAAAAAGTAGTGGCCGGTTTCGTGCAGGAAAGTCGAAAGGTCGGCGCCTTTTAGAAGCGAGATCGTTAAAGTGTCGGGGTTGAAAGATCCGCGCGCTTTGTCGTTTTGCTTTTGAAAAAACAGGTGTTCAAATTCTGCAATCTTGGCGGATCGATCCTGTTCATTCCCCGCTTCATACGTTTTAATATCCGTAATACCTCGCGCCTTTAAAGCGTCTAGGGCTTTTTGGCTGATGCTACTCGGAACCACCGCCCCATTAAACTCGGCCAAGTCTACGTCGCGCAAGATCTTTGCTTCAAAGTATGCGGTCGGCAAGTTTTGTAAGCGGGTTAAAAACTCGCCCGTGGCTTGTCGTTGCTCGTCGGTGGGTTGGAAATTCGGATCATAGTATTGAACCGCTTTCTGCAATCCCATCTTAGGTAGATCCTCCATTACGCCAATGGTCTGATCCTCGCTCAATCCAAGAACTTCGGACAATTCTGATAGCTCGGTATCGATTTCCTCTTTTACCTTCTCAAAATCGGCGGACGACATCAACCGATCTTTGTTCTTTTGGATCTGCGCGATCGTTTTAAACTGCGGGGTGAACTTAGCGCGAAGGCTACCAATCCCATAGTTGAACCCTTCGCCGCCGCGTAGTTCTTTCTTAAGGATCTTGACGACATTCTCAAGCGTATGGTCAACGTATCGACGGTTGCCTGAGTTAGTAAAGCCCTGGAAGATTTTTTCTTTCGGGTTGAGCGATGCAACAAACCCTTGGGCGAATTCCTCCATCTCGGTGTTTAGGTCGGCGCCTTCAATTTGAGAAGCCATTGCGCGCTGGGTTTCATACCGATCAACCCCTCCCGACGTTTCTGCACGTCGTTTTAGGTGTTGGTAGTCCGTAATCCGTGTGGCCGCAGAATGGACAAACCCCGGCGCATCCAAATCGTTAGCGATTGCGTTGGCCTTTTGCAGATCAATCTCTTCTTGCGCGGCGGATGCGTCGCCATCGTATCGAGGGGTAAGTCGGCTAAGATTCCAATCTTCGGCCGCTTTTTGAAATTCAGGATCTTTTACCAACTCGTGCTTAAACCCTTGAAAGTCTGCATAGGCCGCAAGCGCCGGAGGCAAAGGTTCAACGGAATCTTTTACGGTGATTGGTTCGATTCCCTTTTCGCGAAGGAACATCCACATTAGAGGCGCAGATCGGTCAAGATACTTAGGGCCGTTTCTTTCTAGGTCATCCCAATCAAAGCGCGCGCCGGTTGCTTCTTCGGCAGGTTTCAAAGTCTTTTTGGCTTCTTGCATTACTTTAGGTGCGACTTGGTACTCAACACCTGGGTAACGCGGTGAATAAATATCTGCGCCAAAAACTTGCGTTTTTGCATACCCTTTAGGGTCGGCCATTTCCGGCGAACCCATCAAGGTGATTTCACCAAAGCCGTCGAGTGGCGTTTCTTTTTTAGTCACGGCCAAGGACGGAACCGGGATGCCTCCCATTTTTTGAACGTGCAGTAAATTCTTCTCGCTCAAGTTGTGAGTGACCATCAGGTCACGGGCGCTTTGATGCAAGATGTTCGCATCATTCGGATCAAAATTACCGTTGTTGCCGGTGGCGGATTTAATTTGCGTAGGATCGAAAACGATGTACGAGTCCTGTAATTGCCCGGTATCTGTCCGATCTGCCTCGCCCGTGTTTTGGTAGATTACGCCATCAATTCCCCGCTTTAGTAATTCCTCCCGGAGCGTTTGCTGCATTGCGTCTTTTTCACCGGTGTCGATAAAAGAGATGGACATCTCTTCGTTGATTTCTTTTGCTTCGGTTTTGCTCAATGCGCCTGCGTTGACAAATTCCTGAACAGATCCCCGAGCGGAATCAAACCCTATATCGGGAAGGCGAACTACATTGTCTATCTTCAGATAAACCGGAAGAACGTTGTCTGCCCCCTTTAAATACTTTTTTCGCTCTAAAATTATTTGAGCTTGTTTTTCCGTACCGAAGTGAAAACCCAAATCGCCTTTTTTAAATTCTGAAAAAACGTCCTTGGTACCGTGGTAAACCACCATCGGTTTACCCTCACCATCGACGACCTTGGAATCGCCAAACCATTTCCAGAAATTGCGAATCCCTTCTTCGCTCCAATGAATAGGTTGTCCATTGCTGTTGGTTGTTGGGCGATCCACTCCGTCAACGTCTATCGTTGCTTGACCTTCGGCTAGTGGGGTTCGGTGTTCAATAGAGCTACCAAACGGGCTTTGATGCAAGATGTTCGCGTCGTTCGGATCAAAATTTCCGTTGTTGCCGGTGGCGGATTTGATTTGGGTTGGGTCGAAAACTATTAAATTTTGTTTGCCAGCTTCATTGACTGCAACGGCATCGTACCCACCATAATCTTTAAGCTGTTTTAAAATTCCTTCTACGCCTGACCAATGTCCTTCTTTTACCTTTTCAAGAATAGCATCTGGCATGGGTTCATTGTATTTGTCTTCAAACGCAATTTTTGCGTCTGCTATACCTTGTTCATCATTTTTCCAAATATGATTGGCCTGTACATAAACCGGTATAACTTTGCCATTTTCTTTATTAGCATAACCACTGGCAAATTTTGGCGAATATGATAAAGAAATACCAGAATCAATAGCGGTTCTTCTTCCTTCCACTCTAACCGCATCTGGATCAAACTCTGTAAAATCAGCATCAGTTCCGTGATAAACCACCATCGGTTTACCCTCACCATCGACGACCTTGGAATCGCCAAACCATTTCCAGAAATTGCGAATCCCTTCTTCGCTCCAATGAATAGGTTGTCCATTGCTGTTGGTTGTTGGGCGATCCACTCCGTCAACGTCTATCGTTGCTTGACCTTCGGCTAGTGGGGTTCGGTGTTCAATAGAGCTACCAAACGGGCTTTGATACAGCGCCTTGCTTTCGTCGAAGGTGGTTAGATCCAAGATCTCAGACGTGCCGTATTTATCAACAGTCACAACGCCGTCGTATCCGTCAGCAATGAGCGCCTGGCTCAAGCGTTTACCGGTTTTCTTATAATGGTCGGCTAAGTCTTTTTTCCAATTTTCGGCATTTAGCACCAACGGATTGTTTAAGGTTAGCTGGCCCGATACCCTGCCGTTGGTGGTGTCAACTTTTGTCGCATCCGGCACCTGGACGACGTAACGACCGGAAGGCTCTAAGTCGCGTTGGAATTGATCGCCTTTCTTTGGCTTGCCAAACAGCGCCGTTGCGCTTTCGGTGTTATGCGAAAAATCAAACGTGACAGGCTGGCCTGTTTTAAAGCCTTCGGTTTCTGCCAGTTTAGTCAGATCAAACGGTTTGGCTTGGTCGTAGCCTTGCTGAAATTCTGATGAATACTTAGAAACATAATTTTTATAAGCTTCTTCCGGCGTGATGCCTTGCGCTTCGGCCAACGTATCAAAGCGGTGCGACCAAAGCGCGGCATATTGCTTGTTAGTGTCGTTCTGAAAATGACCAAGCGCGTTGTGCTGGTCTAATAGCATTTTCCGCAAGCGTTCGCTTGATTGCTGGAACTCGCTGTCTTTGTTGTCTTGCTCTACGGCTTTCTCGAACTCTTTGCCCAACTCGTCCAAACGATCGCCTTGCATGGCTTCCTTTTTCTCAGCCACGGTAAAACCTTCGGGATCGGTTTTCAGGTGTTCAAAAAGCGATTGCGCGTATTCGGTGGGTGCGATTGCAGCGGCGTACTCTTCCACTGGGATCGCGATATTCATTGTGGTTACGCCGGTTTCCTGCGCGACTTTTAATTGCTCCGCAACCGAAGGTGAAAGCTCTGCAACTTGATCTGCCACGCCCGATTGCATTAGCGCGCCAGCGTCGATATACACCTGATTGACAGGGCCTTCTTCTTTTGCGCCCTTGATAAAGTCCCGGAATACCTCGGTGGATCTTGGGCGCACCTTGCTGTCGGTCGATAGCGTGTTGATGTCGCCAATGGTTTGTGCGGCCTTGTCCGTTTCGGCCAGTTTCTTTTCTTCCTTGCCCACGCGACCGACCAAGCCGGAAACCGCGCCGCCGGTAAGCCCGCCCACAGCGAAGCCTTGCAACATGCCTTCCACCACGTTGGCGGACAGCGATTGCTCTGGGTTGGCGTTTTGCTGGATAGCCAGGTTTTCAGAAAACTGTTCGCCGCCACTTTGCACGGTTTCGGTTATGGCTTCGTTTGCAAAGCCCTTGCCGATTCGAGGCAGCACATTTCCGCCTTCGCCAAGGATCTTGCCTAGGTAGTGACCGCCGATGCCGCTAGTTGCCGCGTCAACCAAGCCCGCGCCTACGCCGGATTGCTCACCTGCTTTGGCCGATAGGAAGATCCGCGCAGCGTTGGGATCAAAGCCCGACGCAACCAGTTTTTGAAACTCTGGGGATTTTTCAAGGGTTGCAAACGGCAACGCTTCGACTTGTTGTTGCGTTGAGTTGTACTGTTGCGCGTAGCCAATAGCACCTTCCGATCCTGCGCCAAAGCGTGAGGCGAGATGCGTAGCCGCGTCGATTGCGGCCTTGCGTGCGGCTTCTTCGGACAGGCCGGATTCAATCGCGCTAGTGTAGGCTTTGGTAGAAGCGCCTTTAGTTAAGAAGGCCGTTAGTGCCAAAGCCATCGTGGTTGGCATCGAGCGGATTACATCACTCACCACTTTGACTGGGTGAAGATACGCCGCCTTGTCAGGATCTAGCGTTTGGTATTCCATCGCGCCGTAGGAATCTTTGGTCTGTTGCGGGATTCCTTGCATGATCTCGTCGGCTTGCTTTGTCTGGTTACGCGCAAAGCGTGACAAGATCGCCGTTGCACCTTGTTCGCGCTGGCGCTTTAAACCTTCTGGATCGTTCTTATACAACACCGCGAGATCCTCATCGCTGGTGGTGAATGGGTTGGCCGCGTCGAGCAACTTGGCACCGGCGGCGGCAAGATCTCGCATCCCTGCACGACCAGACGCGCCCATATAGGAAAGCGCGTTTTCAAAATCGGTCAGGTTGTTGATGTCGTCATGCGCGATTTTTGCGTGGTCAACGTTTGCAAGAACAAGCGAAGTTGCAGGGTTGGTCTTGGCCAGGGTTTCAAAATCAATCGATCCCATCGCCGCTTGTTTTTTGGCTTCTTGCGGCTGCGCCATGACTAAATCCGGCGAAACCCCAACACGACGCGCAACACGCTGCGCCTCTGCAAACGCATCAGGGTTGGTATCAAAAGCCCCGAAGTATCCGACGCGCGCGGCTTGCGCTGGGTTTGGGTTGTCGAAGTTTTCTTGATTATTGTTTTCTTCGCTCATCGTTTAGTAACCTGGCTTAACCAATAGTGTTCTAAGATTTGCCCTTCGGTTGGGCTGTTGTTGCCTGCGGCTTTCAGCGCGGCTTTGATTTCTTTCACGGTGCCGTCAGGAAGATCGCTTTGCTTCATGCCCAGCATTGAGCCTGAATAGCCGGAGATAAACCCTTTGATGGTTTGGTTTTTCAGGAACAAGGAATTGACGTGCTGCGCGACTTCGGCATCGGTGAATTTCTTACCGGCTTCGCGTTGCGCGGCGACAAAGTAATCGTTGACGAATTTACGGATCGCACCATCGCGGCCGCTGGCGGCGGTGTCGCTGTGCTTAGGGCTTGGATTGATGCCAAGCTGCGACAAGTTGGAATCGATGTTCTGCTTGATCGCTGTGCTGTTCAAATCGCCTGGGCCGTTGGCACCGGCCAAGTTGCCATTGCGTTTGGCGCGCTCGTCTGCAAAGTGTTTGAAATCCGAGTCCGATAGTTCGCGTCTGTATTTGAAAAACGCCACGTCAGACATTGCTTCACCCGTCAGCGGATCTTTCATCGGATCGTTGGCCAGCTTGGAGTAGAGCCAAGGGCTTGTGGTGTCATCGCCTTTAGAGATCTTTTGAGCAAAGTTAATGACCGAATCGATCTCTTTTGGTGGTACGGCAGCGCGTACGTTTTGCGGCAAGTCGCTAAAGCGGCCGCCGTTCTGCAATACGCCGCGCATGGCAGTTGCCACCGCTTCGTCGTCGCGTTGTTTGATCGCTTGGGTTTGCTCTTCAAACCGCGCTTTGGCATCCGCGCGCGCGATCTTGTAGCGTTCTGGGTGATTGGCGATCCTTGGATCGCTTCGCAGTGCGTCGTCAATTTCAGCGAAGGTTGGGCGTGGTGGTTTGCCGTCGCCAGCGTTGTATGCTGCGACCCCTTTCGTTACGTAGTTCTGGGTTTCAGTCGGCAAATAGGTCAACCATTTGCCGCCTTCTTTGTCGGCCCGCTTAACGGCTTCTTTCAACGCGCCTGGGCCAGCGTTGTACGCGGCGTAGGCTTTCTCCATATCGCCGCCGTTGTTTTGTAATTGCTTTTGGAAATATGCCAAGCCGAGGGCTTTGTTGTAGTTCGCGTCTGTTCTAAATCTGTTTTCATCCCAAGGCAGTCCCGCAAGTTTTGCGGCTTCCGGCCCGGTGGTCGGCAGCACTTGCCCTGGGCCTACTGCACCCTTTGGACTGGTTTTAAAACTGCCATCGGGATTAGTGCCGCCTTCCAGCTTGTCCACCAAAATGTTAAACGCGCGCTCACTGTCACTGGTTTGGATTCGGGGTTGCATCTTGCTAATGACTTCGGCCGAAGCGGTCATACCAACGTGGTTGTCCACCTCTTTAGTGATATGTCCTTTCACAAACAGGATGTCGTCCGCGTTCATTTGCGAGGCGTAGCGTTTTAAGTAGGCTTCGGCATACAACGGATCGTTGTTTTCTAATGCGGTCATCAAGCCAAGTTTGTGCGCGGAGCTGGTGAGCGCCTTGGATTGGGCTTCTTGCCAGGTGGCCGATTTGCCTTGCAGTTTGGCTTGGCGATAGGTTTCCGCCTGGATTCGTGTCACCGCGTCGTTGATTACCGCTGGATTGTTCCAGTTCAAGGCGATGTCATCCATCGCGCCTTTTTGCGCGCCTTCGGCAACTGACAAACCATAGGTGGTGGATTCTTGGATAAAGTGCCGATCAACGTCGGTTTTGAACCCGGTTAAAAATCCATTGGAAAAGCGAGCGAACGCGGCGCGCTGGGCATCGTTGCCTAGCGACTGGCTAATTTGCGATAGGCTTTCTTGCAGCTTGCCACCGTATTCGTCGGTAAGCGATTGGCCGTCTGGACGATCAAGTGCGTCCTTTCCCTTCAAGTTGATATAGCCGCTGTCTTTATCAAATTGCAATTTGCGCGCAACTTCCCGCGCTTGGTTCGAGGCATCATCAAGGCGCAGTTGGTTGGCTTCAATAGCCATGTTCATCGCCACTTGGTTTAGGCCATCGCCTAAGTTGCTTAAGCCTTGGCCAATCATCTTGCCGGTACTGCCAGCATCTATTCTTGATTGCGGCGCGTCTACATAGGATTGCGGTAGGGTGTTAGACGTTGCCTGGAAGTTTTCATAGGTAGGGACTCTAGGCATTACTTATCCCCCAAAAGCAAACGGCGTACCTTTTAGCGCGCCTTCTTTGTTAAGGGAGTACCACTTATCCGCAACACTTCCCGCTCCACCTAAAAGCGAACCGGCACCTGCCATCCAAGGGCTGATCGCGCTGGCATCGCTTCGCGCCATCAATGCTTTGTTAGTGTAATTGGTGCCATCCATCCGGTACCCCCAAGCAGTTCGCACTGAGTTGGCCAAAATGGTGTTGGCATCAACCTCTTTCATAATGTCGGTAGAGGCTTGGATCTCGGCCGCGCTACCTTCACCCAGATCAACGCCGTTGGCCGCCAACGCGACGCGTTGCGAACTCTTGAGCTGTCCAGCTTTGAAGGTGAGTTTCCCAACCTCTTGTTGGCCCTGCATGAGCGCCGATTGCGCGCCTAGTTCAGCAATACGCGCGTTGGTGTCGGCGGTAATCGCTTGGGCTTGAAGATTGTATTTGTTGGTCTTTGCGCTAAAAAAGCCGCCGATCGCAGATGAGAAAAGGCCACCTACGCTTGAGATTAGCGACGCTGCGCCAAGGCCACCCAGTCCGCCACCATTTAACCCGCTAAAGGACGGCGCCCCGATTCCTTGAACTGTCATGTCTAAAACTCCGAAGGATATTGGCTTAAACCATAACCCTTCGGGTTCCTCCTAAGTGCATCAAGCCCCTAGTGCTACTTCAAACGTCATACTGGCCAAGGTCAGCGGCAAGGGATCGGATTGTCTGATAAACACCTGTCCGCTGGCCGCCCACGTTGGGGTGAGTACCACTTGGATCTCATCGCTTTTAAGCGCGGGTGGTGTGCCATAGGCTTCGGTAGTCCGCTGTTTCGCTTCGACCAGGTTGTCGGCATCTGGCCCGACAAAGATCCCCGACGATCTAAACACGCGCAGCCATACTTTGTTGACGTTCTTAAATCGCCCTTGTCCGTAGCTGTTATCGATTGCCGCCGCCAGCGGTAAGGTTTGCGCGTCGGCCGTGATTGGTAAACCAATCTGCACCTTGCTGGCTGCTTGGTCGAGCGTGATTGCGCCGCCACTGACCACGCGATGCGGGTGTACCGCGCCATCGGCTAGGATGTTCACGGTTTTACCTTCGATATGCGACAAGCCGCTGATGGTCGTTGCCGCTGTGCCGGAATAGGTCAAGCCGCAATCGACAAAGAACGCATCGGCCGGATCGACAAACGCACGGCTGCCCATACGTTCCACATAGCGTTTGGTTACGCCGCCAATGGTGCGGTTGACCACACAATACAAGCGATCGTCGGCGCCTTCGGCCACGACCGCGCACGTCTCAAACGTGCCGTCGGTATCGTGCCAATGCCATGCACCGATTTGCTGTTCTGGTACATAGGTTAGGCCCAGCAATTTACCCGACGATGAGATAAACCACACCACCGGTTGCGGTGCTTTGGCGTAGGTCATGTCGGTGACTTCGTAAGAATCGAACAGGTGCGCCGATCGCAACGACAAATCGCCACTGATAAAGCCGTTCGCTTGCCAGTTGTAAGCACATTCGCGGATATGCCCGCCGCGCGCCGCGCCATACAACAACGTATTGTTGATAATCACCGGCTGCACGTTGCTTGCACCCACATACGATTGCGGCCGCACCGAGATCGTGGTTGGTGTAATCGCGTCAGAGTTCAGCGAAGATACCCGCCACTCGGCCGCCCCCGTCAAAAGCAGCAGTTGTGTCAACGGGACAATGTGCCGAATGGTGTTGGCTTCGCGCGCCGCCACACGGAACGAGATTCGGTCATCATCGCGGATCGGTAAGCTGTAACTCATCACCGATTCGGTGCCGGATTTGGTCATCCAGATGTTTTGCGGTTTGTTGTTGGTTCCGGCAAACGCGCGTCGTTGTTCAAAGTAGGACACCGCGCCAGGATAATCGCCCGATGCGGCGAACACGTTGTCGTAAATCGGCGGGGTTTTGCCCATATCCGGCGCGATGTTGTCATCCTTAAGCGAGGTGGTGGTGGTTTGTCCGATGTACCCGTACAAGCCGCCTTGTTGTTTATAGACGTTATAGCGTGCCGCCCCGGAAACCTCTGACCATGCAATCGTGTTGTAACACCCGGTGGTAAACAGGTTATTGGTACAGGTTGCCGCCTCCGATTGGGAAGACTCCGACACCTCATCCGACGCGATCGCAGTAATCACATACGAGTAGTCCATCGTGGTTGTTGGGGATCCCACGGTCGTGGCGGTGGCCGTTGGGGAAGCTGGCGCAGCAATCGGCGCAGCAAACGAGATTGTGGTCAACGTCCAGTTGGTTGCACTCAAGCGTTTGAGTTCGCGCGGTGCGTAGTTCGGGTGGACGATGGTCAATACGTCGGCCGACTGTACATAGTGCAGATCGAACAGATCCGCTTCGGCGTAAGGACTTGCGATCTCATACGGTACGCCGCCACTCATCAAGGTAGCGCCTTGCGTGTGAAACCGGAAGTAACCCGCGCCCACTTCCAGGATCATGGTTTGTGTCGTCGAGTAGGTGAACGGGATCAAGCGCACCTTCTTGGTGGAATCCTTCACCTCGCGCACGAAGGCAAAGCCTGGTCGGTTTTCAATAGGGCCTTGAGGTTTGGCGACAAAGTTACGACACGTTGCCAAACCCGCTTGATACTTGTTGTCATCAATCCGGCCAAACATTTCTGGGCTGATCTCGCCCCCGGCAAACGAGCGTTGTAGTGTTCTGATGTTTGCCATAGTTATCTGCCTTGGATCCAGCCGACTTTTTGCGCTATGTCAACACGGCGTTGGCTTGCGTCAGATTCCATCGCTTGCGATAGGAAGTTTTGCACCATTGCCAAGCAGCGTTTGGCCTCGGCCGCGCCCGCGTCGCCCTTAATCAAAGGGCCTGCCAACATCGATGCAAGGTACCAACTCAATGTCGTGATAAAGAGCGGCGAGAAGTTGCCGGTGTCGGACACCAGCGCGGCGTAACGCAGCACGGCATCCTCCTGATCGGTCAAAATGACCGGCGTGCCGTCGTTGTTGATCTCGCATGAAAACGGTTGTGGTACATACGATCCACCCGCTGATACCACGGGAACATTCACCAAGGCTTGACTGTAATCGTCAGTAGCGGATGGCGGCAGTACCGCAATGACGCTGACCGCATCGGACGGCTGCGCGTAGGCATAATCCCACTCCGGCCAGCCATTCGAGAGTAGAGCAAGTTGCACGCGCTTGGTCGCAAAGCCCCATGCGTACATCTCCAATAATCCGTCGCGTGCAATTGGATAAAAGCGCGCGCAGTGTTCGGCTTGGGCTGATCCTTCGGGGGGATCTAAACTAGCCACGGTGGCCGTGTCGCCCAGGTGTGCCAGGGCAAGATTGCAAATATCAACTTCGGTTGCCATAAATTCATTACCCCTTATGTGAAAACAGGGGCCTTAGCCCCTGTCTTTTATTGCATTGACCGTGAGGTCTTACACCAAGCTGTCAGCAGTTTGTGAGGCCGCTTTGCCTTTGGTGGCTTTTGGTTCTTCGATCAACTCCAGGTTGCTTGCGACTTCACCGTCATATTCGACGGTTGCGCCTTCTTCAACCAACGCGTTGTTGATGAATGATTTTTCCAAGACTCTATATTGCGCCATGTTCTACCCCTTAAAGAACGGTGAAACCGGATGGATAGAACGCGCCGCCGCCTTGAGCGCCGATACCAAAGTCTGCAACAAATGCGCCAGCGGACGAGGTTCCCACGATCACATAGCGAATGCCCAAATATCTCTGGCCTTTGCTGTTCAATACGCCAGACAATTTGATCGCTTGTCGCGCACCTGCCGACCATTTAGCGATAGCCAATGCTCCGGTGGTTGCCAACACGGTGACGTTGGTTGTTAAACCCGCGTCGTCAGCGGTGATTGCTTGCACCTCGACCGAAGTTGCACCTGCTTGTGCAACGGTAGCCTGGATGCGCGCGAATACGTCCAAACCTTCACCAATATCTCTATTTTGCGAGAGGTCAATGGCGTTGGTTGACCAGACGTTGCCGGTGCCGGTTACTGTTTGGCCGGTGATAACGTTAGCCGCAGACACCGAACCAGAAACAAGTAAATTATTATCTACAAACATTTTGGCTCTCCTATTAAACGACGCGCGCTTCGGTGTTCAAAATCTGATCCACACGACGCAACGGGACACCTTCGAACTGTGTCCATGATTGTGGTGTGCCGAATTGGTTCAAACCTTGTTGAACATCAATCGCGTTTTGCGATTTGTTCAAGGCTTGAATACGCAACATTGAGTACACAGTACGGTTCATATAGAACGCGGCGCGGCCCATACCAAAGTTAGGGATACGATCCAATGCGCGGCTCATCAATTTAACCAAGTCAGCAGCCGAAGATTCAGCCACCAAGTTGGCGGTGTTGATGTTTGCGATACGCACCACATAGCGCCAGTCTTTTACGACCAAGCCATTTTTCCATTGGTAATGGGTTTGGTACGCTTGGAACGGGTTGTTGTTGCCGTCGTACACGGTCAAGATGCCTTGATCTTCGTGGATCAAACCAGCTTTCGAGCCTTTAGGGAATGTACAGAAAACCGTGTTTTCACCCCACACAACTAAATAGATCGAAGTGTTGTTTGATGCTGTACCGCCAGCGTCGATGATGTTGGCCGCGTTACCCGCGCCTGAGATCGCACCATACCGTGCAGCCAAGCCCAAGTATTGACGAGGATCTGTTGAAGGATTGCCATAAAGCATGGTTGACGCTTGTGCTTGGTTCATTGCTTCCAAGAACGCAGTGTCTTCGCTCAAACGGAACGCAGCGGTATTGCCGTTCAATTCTGCCAAGTCTTTATCCACCCGCGCGTAGGCTTCAAGCATACCCACCGCCTCATCCACTTGGACGGTAGTTGATTTGCTGGTTGGGATACCTTGGTTGATCGAACGCCAGTAAGCGGTTGGCAAACCGGTACGGATCACAACACGGTGGCCAGTTGGCAAGTTGCCTTCTGAGAATACCGCGTCTTCCAAAATTTCGTTTGACTGTGATAACAGCTCGGCCACGATTGGCACCTTGCCGTCTGGATCAAGACGCTTTGCCCAATCTGCAAGGGTCAACGCGCCGGATGATAGAGTCGCCATTGTTTAGCTCCTATGATTTTTGGTTTGAATACAGTTTGTCTGCAAGGTTTCCGCTAGGTGTCGCAGGGCGACCACCAACAAATTTGTCCTCACTAATTGCTTTTCCTGCGCGAACCATAAACCGGATAACTTCCGGGTTATTGCCCAAGCCGGACTCGTTTAACAGGGCTTTTAGCTCTGGCGTGCCGAAGGCATCAAGTGCCTTTTTTGCGGTGCCTAAAGAATCGTTGAGCTTATCGCCACCGAATTCTTTATCGGACTTGGAAGCGGTTTCCCACTCGGTCTTGACCGCTTCGATGCGCTCTAATTGGCGGGCCTGAATAACAGGGGCCACCTTATCGAGCAGCTTTTGGGCATCGTCATTGGACAGGTTCAACTCCTTAGCGACTTCCGAATAAGCCTCAATGACCGCGTTATCAAACGCTTCACCTTCGGGGGCTTTGAATTCGTACTGTTCAGGTGCGCCTTGTTTTTCTTCGGCTTTGCCTTCGTCGCCTTCGGTGGTTTTCTCACCTTCGGTCGTTGTTGTGTCCGCATCTTGCGCCTGTGTTTGCTGGCCTTCGGTCGATGCCGTGGTGGTATCGGTTGCGGTGTCAGCAGTCGTTTGTCCGTCGGCGGTGTTTGTAGTTTGGCCGTCAGTCACTAGCGTTTCAGTCGTCATTCTTTTTGTTCCTTAAGCATTTCGCTGTAGCGATCCAGGCAGTGTTCAGTCAATTGGGCCAACAATCTCAACCCTTCATTGCGCGTGCCTTCGTTAAAGGCCATCGACAATGCGTTGGTGTTGAAAGAGAGCCGCCAAACCCCTGCGCGTTCGAGCAAGCGGTGAACGAATCGACGCCCCCGCTTGTTACTCATTAGCCACTTGAGATCCGCTATTTCCATTTCACCTTCAAATTTCGCGCGTTCTGCGAGTGCGTGCTGCGCGTCTTCTACTGCAAAAGGGTCTATCTGATCTCGTTGTGTCATGGTTTCAATCTAATCTGCATTGTGTGCGGTAAGTGCATCAGTCGGCGTAAAGCATCGACGCTTTATCAGCGTTGCCTTCCACTGCGCCCAGCTCCATGTCCGTCACTTGTAAGGTCATGTGGTTTTCTGGGCCTTCACCATCGTTCTCGATCATGGTGCGAACCACGGTACATTTAGCGCGGATCATCACCGTTTGGCCTGGTTCCGGTAGCGTGGTGATTCCCAAGGCGTTGCATTGATCCTCATCCAAACTAAGGCAAAGCCCGTAACCGTAGTCTTCGGTCAATCCCGCTTCCATCGGCTCGTTGTCGGGTTCTTTTTTCATGCTGACTAAAGCCATGTTAGTTCACCACGAGGAAATCAAATTTGGTAATGGCGGTGGCGGCCGCGTTGCCTGTCACGGTAAAAGATCCAGCGGCGGCAGTAACGCGAATGGAAGTCAACGTCGCGTCTGTTCCTCCAAGCGACACCAAGATTGTTGATGTTGCGGTGACTAGTGAATTGGTGATTACCACCGATGATCCCGTTGCGGCAAACGCTGCCCTACCACGGGGCGAGTTGTTAGTCGCGTTTCCCGGTGTTGCCGATGAATCGGTGTAGGTCGCGGCAAAGTTTGACGTTTTTACCGCGGCTGGGGTGGTCTGCCCAATAGTTGCGCCGTTTACCGTGCCACCGGTAACAGCAACCGATGCGGGGTTGTAAACCGTAGTCTGCCCTACTGGCAGCAGATATTCTTTACCATCAGCCCCCATCATCCCTACCAACGCTCCCGTTGTGATGCTATGAAGGGCTTCTGTTCCTTGCTTTAAGTATGTGGTCATTTTGATCCCCTAGTAGCACGCATAAATAGTATTGGCGGCCATCGTCGTACCTGTCGCCAACACCTTCTTGGCCATGATGTACTGCACGCCAAACCAGTTGGCGCTGATTGCCAACGTGACAGTGGTGTCGCCCGGTGTAATAAACCTGAGGTTGCCAGTGCCGTTAAAAATTAACGCGCGGCAAACCCCGTTTGGCAAGTCGGAGGCATCACTCGGTGTTACCACCTGGATGTCCCTGATCGGGGTGTACCAGTTGAGGTCTTGAATAAACGGGGGGGGTGTCGATTGCATGGCTTTACCTCCTTACAAGTCGCACGCTAAGTACAGTGCGTTGATGCCTGTCGCAGTAGTGCTGGTTGTCAAGATTCTTGATGCGTTGATCCGCACAGTTTGTCCAGCGGATAACCCAGTCAACACCGCTGTGCCTCCGCCCGCCAAGTTGACGTTGACATTTCCCGCACTCGTGACGTTAATCGCAAAACAAGGGCCGTTAGGTAAGTCTGTTGAGTCGCTGGTGGTGACGGCTTCGCCGGTCAGTTCTCCTTGTTGGGTAATTTCTTTCGTATAGTTTTGTTTACCAAATAGCAAGTTGGGCATGATTAAAACTCCTTAGGTGTAGCCGCTAAACGCGGCGGTTGCATCGGTTAAAAGGCTGGGATCTGTGGTTTTTGCGCTGGCTAGTTTCTGTGCGGTATCCGCACCTTGATTCATCATGGCCGCTTGAGTTGCTTGTTGCTGGGCTTGGGCGCGTTGCTGGCGCAAGGCCGCTACTTTGTCATCCCCTAGCAAGATCCGAGGATCAACGCCCAGCGAATCGGAATATATGTCAGTCAGTTTGTCGCCGTCGATCTTGTCCAACACTTCCGGCTTGAACTGCGCCACCGAGCCGATCGTGCCAATAAAGCGGTCAATACTGTTAGTGCCAACGGCTTTTTGCGCTTGGGCCAACATACTGACCAACTCGACGTTGATGTCGTGGCCTTGCATCGCTTCGGGTGGAGGTGGCACGATACCGGCCGCCATGATTTGATCGAAGGTAATCTCGATCAACGGATCCAGTAGCTCGTTTTGTAATCGTTCCAGCACAGGGCCGAGCATCAATAGCTTTTCTTCGTGTCGTTCTGCCACTTCGGTCGCGGTCATTCTGGCATCGGACTGATTAGCCAACATCAGAAAAAGATCCGCATAGAAAGATCCCTCTATGCGGTGCCGTACGTCTTGAATATCAGCGAGCAGGTGGGACAGGTCGAGGTTCACTTCGAACGCGGTTTTAACGCCCTGGCTTCCACCAGCAACGTCAACATAAGTCACACCACCTGGTAAGCGTTCAACGTCACGGTTTTTCATGGACGTTGGCACTTGCAAAGGTGGGTTGGTTTTGTAATCGATGCCTTGGGCTTTACGCAATTGTTCGTGTTGCAATTGCTTAATATCACCTAAGGCTTCCATGCCTGGGCTGTTGCCGTAGATGTCGCCACCCGAAGTTGCCCAGCGCGGACAAACAGCAGGGAATCGGTTAAAGCCAGACTCGCGCAGGTAGGTGTTTGGGTTTGATCCAACTTCAAAGTAGACCGAACGCCAAGGCATATTCAAATCGTCTTTTTTGTTCGGATCACGATCGGCGCGCGGCTCTATCGCATGAATGATAGTGATCCATTGATCCAGTGATCCGCGTTCAAACATCGAACGTGTGGACGGCGACACCTTGTCGATGCCGAACTCTTCGACTACTTCGTGAACGGTCTTTTGAAATTCGCGATAAAGCGTGGTGACTTCGCCTTTCCAGTTGGTAGCAATAGCGTATTCGCCAATGGTGAGCGGGAACAGGTGAATCACGTTATCAAAGTCGGGCATCACCAAACAGGACGCGGTGCCAAAGGTGCCAAGCTCTTCATACATCGCGTGCAACGCGCGGTAAGTGTTGGACTTTTGGAATACGGTCAACATGATGTTGGTGACTTCATTGAGCCACTGCTTCACCTCTTGGGATTCCATCATGGCCGGATCATTCGTAGCCAAGCGAAACCACGGACGTGCTGGACTGGTAAGGCCCGACATTAAGCCCGCAGCCAATACGCGCAGCGCACGGGTGCCGGTGTTGTCATAGATGTAATTGTGGCGGCGCTGGCCCCGGTTGCGATCCTGTATGAAATACCGGCCAGAACGCGGCAACAAGTAGTCAGACAGTTCTTTCCAATGCGGGTACCAGGTAGCCCGTTCGGTTTTGAGCTGCCCCCAACGAGTGAGCAGCTTATCTCTTGGCGGCGTCTGCTTCATTTACGAACCCAATAGTGTGCTTTTGCCCAAGGTCAACGCGCTTGGATCAACACCTTGCGCACCGGTCAACATCGTGCCGGACTGTCCGCCCTTGCCCGCTTGTTGCGCGGCAGACAAAATGGCCGAGGTATCCGGCTTCTTTTGGTTGGCGCGGTTAAAGTCTTGATCGGCTTGCGCGGCGGTTCTGTCCGCGTTGGCTTGCGCTTGTTGCATTGATTTCTTGGCAGCGTCGGCTTGATCTGCACCTTGCATTGCACTGACACCAACACCAGCAACGGCGGCAGCGGCCGCGACTCCTATTGCAACTCCAGACATGGGCTTACTCCAGTATTCAGTTTGTTAAATTCTTGGCGAGTCGTTAATTGCTCGGCCTCGTCGGTAAATTCGTTTTCCGCTTCTTCAATCGTGCTGGCGCTAGTAGCAAACAACATCGTGAAGTGCGTATCTTCAAGGGCCAATGCCGCTTGCTTTCTGCCAGGTGCGCCCGCGATCACGCGATACCCTTGCACATCAACCGTGTCATCCCCGATAAACACCTTGGCATGGCCGCTGACGATCAACGTGGTGGGGATCTTGATAAGCACTCCCATTACCATGACCCCGGCCGGTACGAACGCGGTGCGGGTGTACACGCCATCGTGCAAACTGTGCGTGATCTCGATGTCCACTTGCGGTAGTGCTTCCATCGCGCGGTGTAGTGCGTGCGCTTTGTCGATAGCCTCGCGGCTCATCGTTGGCAAGCCCATCGAATCGAGTACGCGTAGGCTCATCAGATCGTCTTGAAAAACAAGCGATTGGTTTCTTTAAAGCCCAGGATCGGTGCTGCTTTAGCCAAACGACTTTCAGCCGGTGCGCCGATCATCAAGCCCACTGCGCCGTGCGCTTTGGCCAAGTGCTTCATCGCTTCAACCATGCGCGCGCCGGTGCCAAAAGTGCGGTGTGCTTGATCGACAAAGAACACCATCGTCAAACCAACGATTGCGGCGTATTGCGGCGCGTAGTTCATATTGCACGCAATAAAACCGACCAATTGCCCTTGGCAAAACGCCCCAACGATCTTGAGTGATCCACTGGCTTCGAGCGCGTGGTACATCGCAATGTCGGGTTCGGGTGCGGGCATCTCGTCCAGTGCGGACTCGGCAGCATAGGCAGCGATCAAGGCTTCGTAGGTGGAAGCCTCGACGATGTCAGTAACGGTGCAGGGTTGGATAGTGATCTCGCTCATGGTGCCAAAGCCTAAGCGCACCATGAGGCGGTAAGTGCATCAACCCGCGTAGGGATCGTAGTCGAGAATGTTGCGGCGTGCGTTAGACGATACGCCGTAAGGTAGGAAGGCGCGCTTGGGTGTGTCCATCAAGGCCAGGCAATACGCGCTGCCGTAGTCGGGGGATCGGCCAATCTTGGCAATGATCTCTTCGCGACTAGCAACATAGATCGTTGATCCCGACAATGACCAGGTGGGCGCGCACAGGTCAGCCAGTAGCCGAGGATCCGGTGGTAAAGCAATGCCGGTGTTGTTGGTGGGATCGAGCGCCTCGCGCATCCGCCACCAAAGTTCCGAGCGTTGATTCTTGAAATGCAAGCGCCCCGACTTATCCAAGCCGGTGGCTTTTTCGGAAACGTTCACGCCGATCACTTGTTGGTTGGTGTCTTTCAGAAAGTCGTAAGGCGATGCACCCACGCCGATCACGTCAATGTGGATCGGTGATTGGTCGCGGTTAGCCGCAATCACCAACCCCGCCACGGTAGGGCCGTCCGGTGTCGCGGTGCCTGGATAGACTAGCGGCACGTCAAACCACATACCATGTCGGCGTGCCAGGATCGTGCTATCGCGGCCACCGCGTGCCACGTCCACCCCGTGCGAGTCCATCGGTTCAAGTTTGGCAGGTCGCACCCAACGCGCTTGGGCTTCTTCCACCCATGCTGT